CACCTTATCAATAGCAAAAAGCCTGATGTGTTTAGATGGCATGACAGCGGAGACGTCCAAGATTTAAATCACTTACAAAAAATTTATGAAGTCTGCAGGCTGTCACCTTCTAAGCGTCACTGGTTACCGACTCGTGAAGCATGGATAAAGGACCACCTAACAGACAAGCCAAACAATTTAGTCATACGTTTTAGCGCGCCCATGGTAAACCAGCGGGCGCCTGAATCGTGGCCTCACAGCTCCGAGGTTGTTGACGCCGGCGCAACATGCCCAGCAGCACAACAAGACAATGAATGTAAAGATTGTAGACAATGTTGGGATCCTGAAGTAAAAACTATTAAATACGGTAAACACTAAAATGTTTAGACATCCAAAATATTATAAAGAATTACGTAAGCTACGTAATAAATCGGATCAGGCCATTAGCTTTGGGACGGCATCGACGGATGACGCTGGCGTGCGACCTGGTCCGGGCCTCAGGGGACAGGCTAAAGTCCTCAAGCTTCAAGCAGCAAGCTCCAGGGACCAAGCTTCAAGCAACAAGCTTACAAAGTCTCAAGCTTCAAGCAGCAAGCATCAAGCCCCAAGCACAAAGGCTCAAGCTTAAAGCCGCAAGCAACAAGCTCGTGGATCATGGACCCTGGAAAAAGTTTCACGGTACTCGGACCAAGGGCCTCTACTAAGATAAATGTATTCTGTGGATGTTTAAAATGGAACGCAATTTGATGTGGACTGAAACGCACCTTGTTACTCTTCGTGACTTTTAATTCTACTGTGAAAAAGTGCCCAGAAGTATTATAGCCCAATAGATCAGGAGTACCGGATAGACTAAGGTTTTCAAGTCTGTTCCAGATAATTTTAGGAGTTTTTGACTTAAGTTTTTGATATAATTTACGCTCTGGTGCCATGCGTTTTTTGGGGTAACATTGTCATTCATTAATAGTCCTTCTGAAGTTTATCTGGCAAGATAAGACTCGAAGGTTTTTCAGTTTTTAAAACTAATCTGTGTGCACTATGACCTGGCTGACCAATGATAGGAGTAGCATTCTCATGTACTTCCATTCTTCGGATTGCATGCAAATTTCCTTTTATCTCTACATAGATAACTGCGTTTTTTACTGCGTCAGAGCCTTTAGTAAAGTTACTCAAGAATAGTTGCAAGTCTTGTACTCTCATGAATCTTTTCGTATTAACTTGTCTGTTAATTCATCTATCACTTTTTTATAACCTTGCAATAGATTTTTATTTTTTTCATTCTCAGATGAAATTTGTTTTAATTTCCAAAGTTGTTCTTTTTGAAGTTTCAATAAAAACTTATATCCCTCAATGGAATCTTTTAATTTTTCAATTTGTTTTGTAAGATCTAAATCTCCTCTGTCATCTTTCATCTATTGACTTTATAGGATAGTTACCTTAAATTGTCAACTATGGGTGTACCAAAAAGATTAACAGAAATGCAACAAAGATTTGCCGAATTTTTAGTATTCGGTGGACCTGATGGACCAATGACTCAAACAGAGGCAGCGATCGCTGCTGGGTATAGTCCTAATCGTGCAAGACAAGAAGGATCAGAGTTATGTAATCCTAGACTATCACCACTTGTTGTTAGACACATTGGTGAACTAAAAGAAGAAAGACTTCGAAAACATGAAGTCACTTACGAAGGACACGTAGCAGAACTTGCTAGACTTAGAGAGGCCGCTTTAAAAAAAGGATCATTCTCTTCTGCAGTGAATGCGGAAGCAAACAGAGGAAAAGCAGCAGGACTATACATAGATAGGAAAATAATAAAAACAGGAAAATTAGAGGACATGTCAGAACAAGAGCTAGAAGCAAAAATGAAACAACTTTTAAACGACTACGGACAGATAATAGATGTGACTCCATCTAAATCTTCTGAATCTTCTTTACCCACTGACGAGGAATCATCGTCCGATCTCCAAAAGTAATACCATCTTCATCTTGATCGTAAGATGCAAATAATTTTATAGACTTATCATCTTTAGAATATAACCAACCTTCATTAACAGGTCTTGCTAATTTCATCTTGTCAAACTCTTTGTCAGTAGCCCAGCCCGAGTCGCTTACACAATCAATCCACTCCACTCGAACTCTCGGATAAGGTATATCGGGAGCACTTTCAGCAGCAATTCTTTTTCTTCTTTTCCTAGGCATGGTTCCTTTCTACAACTGCGACCCCTATATGACAATAAAATATTTTAACACGCGCTTGCAAAAAAATATTTTGAAAGTGTCGCAAAAGGTAACAATTGACCTATTAGTGTTGATTTTACTGGCAAAAAGTAGCGACCCCTGGGGTGTCGGGAGGGTTCGGAAGGGTTCGGAAAACGCCTTTTGCCTTCGCACTTTTGTGGCCAAATTGTGGCCAAACAGGCAAAAAACCACATTTCTGCCACAATTGACCATTTTTTTGCGACCCCAAACCCCATTTTGCGAACCCTGCCGAACCCTTGCGACCCCTCAGGGTTCGCAGTTTTATAAGACTGTTTTCTCTGTTTGTTCACCATAATATTTCCTCATTACGGACAACTTATCTTCAGCTTCTGCAATAATCTGTAACAGTTTGTCAATCTCCCCTGTTATATCTATGTGTTCAGGTATAACTAAATTTTGTTCACAGATTATATCAATCTTATAACGTGCATCTTCAATCGTAGCTTCATACCTTTTTAGAATCGTTCTAAACAACTTCTCGTTCATTTCATTTTCCTTTTTATGATTTTACCCTTTTTAGTTTCATACAAGATCCATGATCCGTGTTTATCGATGTAGTATCCGTGTATCTTCATTTCTTCTCCTTTGTCATCTCTGTTAGTAAAACGTTAAGATCACCAAGAGTAACTTGCTCTTTCTCATCATGCATTAGGTCATAATACATGTCTATTCTTTTTAAAGCTTTGTGTTTCCAGTCCCTAAGTTCCGAACCACTTATTTTAAATTCTTGGTAATATAGGTCAGGCGTGCATACCATGATAACTCCCTGCCCAATTTGAGATTTGTAGACGTAGTCGTGTGCCATGGCGTACATTGCGATTTGCAAATAATAATCTTCGATCCATTCTTTCTTCTTCGGACGGTTAGCTTGTTTGAAGTCAACAACAGTTTCAATATCGTTATGTAAACAGACAAGGTCTGTTTGACCTGCGTATAGCCCCGGATAATGTAAAGTAACTTCTGAGCCGTAATACTCTGATACTGGCGCGAGACCGATCTCCATAATTTTTTCGGCCATGGGCTTCGCCTGGCATCCGAGTTCTGTAAGATCATCGTAACCAACGCCCGTGACATAAGACTCGAGGAATTTGTGCATACTGGTGCCCCGTGCACTAGATACATTCTTGATTCTGTCTGCTTCAGCTTCGCCAACTTTAGCCTTCCATTCTTTTAAAAATTGTTGATTTTTGGTGGCTCCTAATATCGTAGTCACAGAAGGAAGTCTATAATTATTTACTTCATAGACCCTGGTCCCTGTTCCGGGGTCCGTGATCTGTTTACCATTGATATAGTTGTATTTTTCAGATCTCTTGATTGCCTTACCAATGTTGTGATATTCCTCTATATCTTTATCGTTCATCATTTTTTATTCTTTAAATATTTAGGTGCAAAGTTAACAATATTATTTAATGGTGCAGAATCGTGAAAGTTACCACTAACACTGATCCGTGTGCAGTCAGACTTGTAGGGTGCAACCCAGTGTTTGAGCCACGCAGGAAAGATAAACATATCATTCTCTTCAGGTAGAAAAGACATATAAGTGATAGCATCTCTTGGTCCATTACCATAGATAAACTGTATACCACCAGGACCACAGCTCTTACCTTTATAGTCTTCGTGTTCTTTTTTTAATTCTTTAGGCATACTGCAATAAATTACAAACGATAGTCTACCATCATGATCATGTGGTGGATTAAAATCATTCGGTCTTTGATAATTTATCCATAACGCAGATAAAACATATTCTGGCAACTTATCGTAGGGCTTGTTAACATATCTTTGATATGCTTGATCATAGACACCGATGTACTGAGATAACGTTGGTAATATTTTATTTTTAGACTCAGGACTATAGCCTGTTTCTTTGTCCAAGATTCCTGCTAATTTAGTCGTGTAATCATCTTTATTAGACTTTGCTTCATCTAATAATAATTTTTTAAACTCATCTTTTACTTTTAACTTAACAACGCAAGGTCCCCAGTTAAATATAGATATAGGTATTTGTTCACTCATACTTTTACCTTTATATTACCCGAAACTGTTATTCTATAATCATCACTAGTATAAAATGGATATACTAAATGTCTTTGTTTTGATGGAAACATAAACATTTTACCTTCAAAACTTTTATCAGCTGGAACAGTTGTTGTAGAAATTTGGCCATTAGGTTCTACGTTTACAAAATTTAGTTTAGAAGTTTGTGTACGACTATCTAAAGTTTTTGATACCTCAGGAAAATAATTTTGTTCTTTTTTTAAATCGTAAGGTATTTTAACAAATATAATAAATGAATACAAACCAGAATGACCATGTATTGGATTAAATTCATATTTTTTTTGGTAGTTTACCCAAAAATTATCTAGGTATATTGGTTTATTTTCAGACAATACATTAAACCTATTATTGTATACTTTAAAAATTTCATGAGTCGATGCATTACTTAACAAAAAATTATTAAAAGATTGATTTATTCCTGGCATGGCATATTCTTCTTTTATGTGACCCGCCAAACTTTTATTTTTTTTAACACCTATTTTTTTAGCTTTGACAACTTCTTTCTTTATCCATTTAAAATTTTCACTTGTTAACTCAGTAGCAAGAATATTACATCTGATAAGTTCATGATTCATTTCTTCTAAAAATTTATTCCATCCAGTCATAGTTTTTTCTTCAACTCCTCTAAGTAGGCACTGTTCTCTTGGTTTCTAATTAAGTCTTCCATCTCCTTGCTTTGTCTAGATCTTAATATTCGAGCATGTTTAATCCATGCCCAAGAATTTATTCGACCTGACCACTTCATAATAAAATGAAGTCCTTCGTATATATATTTATCTAGCATTTCTAAACTCCTCTAAATTTATTACATTTCCATTCATTATTTTTTTATCAGCGTAATACTCTAAGATCTGATTTATTTTATCCAGTTTAACATGAGCAAATGGCCAGATCAATAGACATACATAATACGCATCTCTAAATGTAGCTCGCCATTTCCATTGTGGTAGATATCTACTACCATCTTTACGTCTACCTTTGACAGTTTTAGGTCTAAGGGTTCCAACACCTAACGTTTCATGTACCCATATCAATACAGATTCATCAGTCATCGTTATCTCCATGTTGATACGCATGGAGTTAGACAAACGATAACCAGGTTTGCCGTTGTGTCTTTTCTTTTTTTCAATACCACGTTTGAAATGAACACTGCCTTCACCATCGAAAAGACCTGCAATGTATGCCGCATCAGTTTCTGGAATCATGTGTCAGTATCCATCTTACCATTGAAGTTGAAGGATCAAAGCCATCAAACTTTGTGCTAGTGCACGCTGTCAGAAGTACCATCATCAATCCAACCCATATCAGTTGTCTCATAGAACTCTCCCTCCGAGTCACAGTCCCAACATTGATGTATTGTGTCTCCCATCTCTGTTGCAACTTTTAAATAACCATTACCCTTACAAGTCGGGCAAACAGTTACTGTTACTTTAGCTTTTTTTAATTTTGCCATTTAACTTCTTCGCTTTCTCATTTGCAATTGATTCAATCGTTTTTGCTATAGATAATTTAGCATCGGGCAATAATACCTTTGATAACTTATCTAAAGTAGCGTATGTTTCTTTTGTTAGAGAAACATTTTTATACTTTGTCATGTCAGTCATGCGTTTCCTTTCATATTTAATAACCCATATATAGGTGATTTTATAGGATTGTCAATGAAAATATTATTAACTTTATTAATTTGTTCGCAAGTAGCAGGAACTTGTATGGAACCGTACGAATGGCCAACAAGATTTAATACACAATACGATTGCCTTATGTTTGGATATGAAGAATCTTTGAAAAAAATGAAAGAAATAGGTAGAACTGATGTT